TGCCACAGCGTAATGCCCGGCGGAATAATGTGTGGCCAGATACTGATCCCCAGACCGCTGAAGCCGAGAAACACCAGGCCCAGCGTCAGAATAAAGGGCAGCGCATGGCGGTGTGGGTTGCGCAGGTCCCGCCACAGCCAGGCCCCGAACGCCACAACCAGCAGGGGAACCGGCAGCAGGAAAAAGAGGTTCGGCAGAGTGAACCAACGGGCGGCGATGGCCGGCTGCGCCAGCGGCGTCCACAGGCTGATGACGGCGATTGCGATCAGCAGCGCCAGCAGCAGCGTCCGAGAGGTATGGCGCATTTTGTCCTGCAGCGGATTTTCGCTCTTCATGACCAGCCAGGTGGCGCCCAGCAGCGCATAGGCAATGGTCAATCCGAGACCGCAGAACAGGGTAAACGGCGTCAGCCAGTCGAGCATCCCGCCGCTAAACGCGCGTCCGCTCACCGAAAAGCCATTAATGACCGCCCCAACAACCACTCCCTGGGAAAAGGTGGCCAGCAGCGAGCCGCCAAGAAAAGCGCGATCCCAGAACGGGCGGTGTGACGGCGTTGCCTGAAAGCGAAACTCAAAAGCCACGCCGCGAAAAATCAGGCCGATGAGCATTAACGTTAGCGGGATCGCCAGCGCATCGATAATCACCGCATAGGCGAGGGGAAACGCGCCGAACAGCCCGGCGCCGCCAAGCACCAGCCAGGTTTCGTTGCCGTCCCAGACCGGCGCCACGCTGTTAACCATGACGTCACGGTCTTCAGCATCGCGGGTGGTCGAGAACAAAATGCCGATCCCTAAATCGAAGCCATCCATCACGATGTACATCAGGGTGGCGAAGACGATAATGACGAACCAGATAACTGAGAGATCGATCCCCATTAGCGGGACTCCTTATGCTGAAAACCTTCCGTTGCCGCGGAGAGCGGGCGGGCCGGGGTACCGGATAGCGGTGGATTGAAGGTCTGCGGTCCTTTGCGGATCAGGCGCAGCATATAGCTGTAGCCGACGCCAAATACCGAGCTATAGACGATGAAAAAGGTCAGCAGACTGATAGTCATATGCAGGTCGCCATGGGCGGAGACGGCATCGGCAGTGCGCTGTACGCCATAGACCACCCAGGGCTGACGGCCCACCTCGGTGGTGACCCAACCGGCGAGAATGGCAATCAGCCCGGAAGGGCCCATCCACAGGGCAAAGCGCAGGAAGGGTTTCGACTGATACAGGCGCTGGCGGTAGCGCAGCCACAGTGCCAGCGCTCCAAGCAGGATCATCAGCATGCCGAGCCCGGCCATCAGGCGAAATGACCAGAAGACAATAGTCGAGTTGGGGCGGTCCTGCGGCGCGAATTCTTTCAGGGCAGGAACCTGTTTATCCAGACTATGCGTCAGGATCAGGCTACCGAGTGCCGGGATCTCAAGGCCATAGCGGGTGCGCTCCTGCGCCATATCCGGCCAGCCGAACAGCAGCAGGGGCGTCGGTTCCCCCGGCCGGTTTTCCCAGTGTCCCTCGATGGCGGCAATTTTTGCCGGCTGATGTTTCAGGGTGTTCAGGCCGTGCATATCGCCAATCATCGCCTGAATGGGGGCAACGATAAGCGTCATCCACAGCGCCATTGAAAACATTGCGCGAATTGCCGGCGTGTTATTACCGCGCAGCAGATGCCACGCCGCCGAGGCGCCGACGAACAGCGCGCTGCTAAGAAAAGCCGCTACCGTCATATGAAGCAGACGATACGGGAACGACGGGTTGAAGATAACCGCGAACCAGTCGACGGGAACCACCTGGCCGTTAACGATTTCAAATCCCTGCGGCGTCTGCATCCAGCTGTTGGAGGCGAGGATCCAGAAGGTCGAGATGATGGTCCCCAGCGCGACCATGCAGGTGGCGAAAAAGTGCATGCCGGGGCTGACGCGGTTCCAGCCAAAGAGCATGACCCCGAGGAACCCGGCCTCAAGGAAGAAGGCGGTCAGGACTTCATAAGTCAGCAGCGGGCCGGTAATACTGCCGGCAAACTCGGAAAAACCGCTCCAGTTGGTGCCGAACTGGTAGGCCATCACCAGACCGGAGACGACGCCCATGCCGAAGTTAACGGCGAAAATCTTTGACCAGAAGTGGTAGAGCGAGCGCCAGACAGGATTTTTTGTCTTCAGCCACAACCCTTCCAGTACCGCCAGATAGCTGGCCAGGCCGATGGTTATGGCGGGAAAGATAATGTGAAATGAGACGGTAAAGGCGAATTGAATTCGCGCCAGGTGGAATGCATCAAGACCGAACATGCAGAACTCCGCAAGAAAATTGATTCAGCGCAATTCTAGGCGGCGAGAGTTTCGGGTTGCAGAGGCAGAAAGGCTATTTTTTGTGATAACAGTTGCCTGACTGTTATGGCTTTTATCGGGGGAGTCAGCCTGTCGACGCGATGATGATGATCCATTATCCTTCACACTACCTCATGGGTACGCATGAAGAACCGGATTCATTCATTAAATCATTGTTAATTATGAAGAAGAAGGAAATGCTTTTTGCATTGCTTTTCTACTGTTTTTCGGCGTTGCAGCTAAGTGTGTATTGCAATGTGTATTGCAGAATAAGGTTTTATGGCTGGCGAGAACAAGTTAAGCGACAAGGCGCTAAAAGCCTTACATGGTAAACCGCAGCCGCGTCAAAAGATGTTGGCCGATGGCCGGGGACTGTCTGCCAGAGTGAGCAAGACTGGCACCGTAAGCTTTGTTTATTTCTTTAGACATTCTGGCCGACAAAGTGCTCCTGTCTGGATGACGTTAGGCAAGTATCCAGATATGACACTTAAACAGGCCAGGGAGAAAAGGGATGAGTGCCGGGCATACGGATAGAGAACAAACTCACCAAAGAGCGTCTGTTCACTCCTGTGACGGTTAAGAACGCTGTCGATTACTGGTTTGATAATTATGCCAGGGAAAAACGCAAGGAGACGGTGCGTATCTATCGCCGCTATGAGAGATACATCTTTGGTTTCCCTGTCGAAAAATGCGGCCTGTCGGAATGGATAAAGTGTTTTGATCGCATAAAGAAAATTGCGCCGGTTCAGTCTGCTTCGATGCTGATTGAGTTAAGGCAGATCTTCAAATACTGCTGGGTTCGCCAGTATGTACGGTGCAATGTGCTGGATGACTTAAGCCCTGGTGATATCGGTAAATATCAGGACAAGAGAGAACGGTTGCTCGATGAAAGCTACGTTGCCGATCTGTGGGGCGTTTACTTTCATGGCAAGGGCAAAACCCGCGTAATGAATTACAAAAAAAGGATGGCGATTTTGTGCCTTGTGTTTGGATGCCGACTCAGTGAGGCTCGTCTATCCACATGGGATGAATGGGACTTCGATAAATGGCTTTGGACGGTGCCTAAAGAGCACAGTAAAAACGGCGAAGAGATTATTCGTCCCGTTCCTCAAAAGATGCGTCAGTGGCTTGTAAACCTTCGTGAAGAGACTAAACGGTGTAAATACATAATGGGTGAACTTAAATCTAACTCAACAGTGAGTGCGATGGGATGTTCAAACTTCACTTCCATCAAACATGAAAAACGATGGTCATTACATGATTTGAGACGAACGTTCTCAACAAGCCTCAACGACATGGGTGTTGATTTTATTGTGGTAGAACAGTTGCTGGGGCACACCATAAAGGGGGGGGCCGGAATCTATAACCGCAGTAAGTATATTCCCCAAAAACAAGAAGCGCTGGACCGATGGGTTGATTACCTTGATGGGCTAGTGGGGGAAGAGAATACAGTCAAAGTAATTAAGAAAAGGAGCGCCTGATATGGCTATGTTGTCTGTTGTGAAAAAAAAGATCTCCAATATATGCCTGAACTTGACCGAATGATCCGTGAATCTGAGTGCCGCGCTATGACCACGCTCTCAAACTCGACGCGTTGGCGTATGGAGCAGGAAGGAACATTTCCTAAACGCATCAAGATTGGGCCGTCAGCTGTTGCATATCGTCTTTCTGAAATTCAGGCGTGGATTAGGGGGGAGTGGGGTAATATTTAAACTACCCCATTTCGTGGGGCTAGTTTTGTTTTATTCTAATACAATAATTATTGTGATCAATTTGATATGCGGAGGGTTCAGATGAATTTAAATAATCGTCCAGCTGATTGTAAGTTACTGGTTCTCCATTAAAGTCTATCCGCCAAAAAGTAGGGTCGAGAGAGTTGATAAACTGATTATCTTCTTCATTGATTAATTCAAGGACAATTTCATTATTTTTCTTATGATAGTATCTTGTTAAGAATCTCGTCTCAGACTCAATGGAAATAGTTACTTTGATATATTTATTTTCATCAATAATGATGGTTTTGCCTATGTTAGAAAGTTTCTCTAGTTCATCAATTGACTCACTGGGAGCATATTGTATGTCAGGCGTTTTTATCTCTTTGAATATTTCCGTCAAGGCGATCCCCGCTCCTTTCAGAAGAGAGCTGGATAGGCTTAAGCACATTGACGTATATGACTCTTCTACAGGACTAGGGAGGCCACGCCCTCTCTCTTCCTCACTCAGACCAATTCTATAGAATGAGAGTGGTAAGGCATGAACATGGCTGGATAAAAATGTGTACATCCATCGAAATGTTGGACGATCAATATCTATTTTTTCAGCTATTTCCTCTAGAGGTTGCATATATGCTGTTTGTCCATTTAAGTATTTTCTTTGCTCACCAGGTTTCAATGATGCAAAAAAAACATTAGATGTGAGTCTTTCTTTTAACTCTTCTGCTTGCTCTGTTAATTGCTTTATTTGCTCTTCATTATCTAGAGCTGTGAAAAGTCTAATTCTTGCTGTGCAGTCATGAAGGTTTAATATATTCCATCTGCAATTCCATTCATTTGAATCGCAGTCCTCTACACATAAATAATGAAAGCAAAGCCTTATTTCTAATATTGTTCTTGCTATATTGCAACAAGTCGCGTAATCCCAATGTTCTATTGATTTGGATGACCAGGTGTTGTGAGGAGCTAAATTAATGAGACTCACGGCTCTAACAATCATGGCAGTATAAAGCACGCTTGCATAAAAATGCTTACTAGTAGGTGAAGGAATACCTGAAAATTCCTTAGACAAAAGGATGCTTTCTTTTAGAACACTGTCAAAAGCTGATAAGGACTCAATATATCCTGGGGATGGTTCTGTTGGCATATTTGCGTCAGACATGATTTCATGATCTGTTGAGTTGCCATTGTTCATAAATTCTCCCACCATATAATAATTAACAGAATTAACCTTTAGGGTTTATACCCTGTCTAAGCAGTTCTGCCCTTACTAATTGCTTGATCCAATTACCCAGACTCATCCCTTCTTTTGCAGCAGCGTTCGCCATTTGCTCTTTCAGTTCTGGATTGATACGAATCTGAAAAGCAGGTGCTTTCCCAGAACCTTTAGGCTGTTTATCACGTTGAACAACAATTGACATGTGTGTACCTATTTTATGGTATGACTTCGGATAGGTACACACCTTATCATGTTTTATTTCTATGTAACAACGCCCTGCAGTGCTCGCAACACATACAGGGCGTCTAAGGGATGGGAAGAAGGGCTGGGTAAGCAAATTACCGAAGATACAACGCCGCCTATCTATCTGGGGCCAAAGCAGCTGGCTGAGTTGGATAACCTGCAAATTATCGACAAAGGGCGCCGTAGTGCCCGTGTGTATCTGGCCGGGAACATCGAACCGATACTGATTAACGCCATTGGTGAGAAGTTGGCGCGGGCAGGAGTGCAGGATGCCAAGCTTTATAAAGGCATTCCCGACCGAAAGCCAGAGGACTGGCATGATTATCTGGAAAGGATCAGGGCGGATAGCGTTGTTGTCGATCTCCCGGTTACGAAACGCGAATCAGCCCATAACGGAGTAGCACCAGCATTGAATCAGATGGGGGCCAGCCAGCGCGGTGAGGTACTACTGGCTCATTATGATGGCGATCTGGCTATTCATGCCGACTCTGACACGGTTCATCACTATAACGGCGTAGTGTGGAACCCGCTGCCGGATAAAGAGCTGCAGCGTGAAATGGCGCAAATTTATATCGATGCTGATGTGGCCTATTCACAGAACGCCATTAAATCAGCGGTGGAAACCATGAAACTGAGCCTACCGGTGATGGGTGTGACGGCCCGAAACCTGGTTGGGTTTAGCAATGGGGTATTTGATACCCGAACGGGGCAATTTCGGCAGCACAGCAAAACAGACTGGCTGCTGATCGCCAGTGAGCTGCCTTTCAGTCCACCAGCCGAAGGGGAAACGCTGGCCAGCCATGCGCCTAACTTCTGGAAATGGCTTCGCCGTTCCGTGGCCAACAACGACCGAAAGGCAGATCGTCTATTGGCTGCGCTGTTTATGGTGCTGGCGAACCGGTACGACTGGCAGTTATTCCTGGAGGTTACAGGGCCGGGTGGTAGCGGTAAGAGCGTGGTGGCGGAAATCTGCACCATGCTGGCGGGCAAGGCCAATACAGTGTCGGCCAGTATGAAGGCGCTGGAGGATGCCAGGGATAGGGCACTGGTGGTTGGCTACTCGCTGATCATCATGCCGGAGATGACCCGCTACGCTGGCGACGGTGCCGGGATAAAGGCCATTACCGGCGGTGATAAGGTTTCCATCGACCCCAAACACAAAGCGCCGTATTCGACCCGGATACAGGCTGTCGTGCTGGCCGTCAATAACAATGCCATGACGTTCAGCGACCGCAGTGGCGGTATCTCGCGTCGGCGGGTGATATTCAACTTCACCGAAGTGGTGCCAGAAAACGAACGCGACACACTGCTGGCAGAGAAGATAGAGGAAGAGCTGGCCGTGGTGATTCGCCATCTGCTGACACGTTTTGTGGAACAGGATGATGCTAGGCGTTTACTGCACGAACAGCAGAAATCAGAGGAAGCGCTGGCGATCAAGCGTGAAGGTGATTCGCTGGTGGACTTCTGCGGCTATCTGATGGCGTCCGTAGTGTGTGATGGGATGTTATCGGCAATGCCGAGATAGTGCCATTCAGCCCGCGCAAGTATCTGTATCACGCTTACTTGGCATACATGCGAACCAATGGCCTGAATAAGCCTGTTTCACTGATGCGGTTCGGTACTGATATGCCTGGTGCAATGGCTGAGTATGGGAAGGAATACCAGAAGCGGAAAACTAAACACGGCATCCGCTCCAACGTAACCCTGCATGATGACTCTGGCGACTGGATGCCATCATGTACAGCTACTACTGAGAGTGAAGGGGTAGAGTAAAGTTATAGATAAAGTGTTCACCCTGTTAAAAATCCCATTAATAACAGAGTGCTAAGGGGTGAACACTTATTTATTAAGTATTCATCAAGTGTTCACCTGTTCACCTTTTGATTATTTTCTGTCCTACGGGATGAATGGTTGGGTGAACACCTGTGAACACTTATGACTTTTGTGTTCACCACTTAACACCATGAAATTAAAAACATAAAGGTGAACAGGTGAACACTTAAACTTATATTTTTATTTTTTAAACTTCCAGATGAAGCAAATTAAGGGCAGAATGAGAGTAATGGATAGCGCTCGGGGAGTATAAATGTCTACATTAGTTGATTTAGTGTCGGTACTGATTTGGCCTGGAGTAACTGTATGGTTCATTAAAAAATACGGTGACGATGTTAAGGCTCTCATACTGAGACTATCTCGCATCAAAATGGGAGGAGCAGAAGCTGAATTTGCTGCGAATCTTGGTGTGGCTGAGGCACTTGCTGTTGATACTCCAGCTATAAATATTCAAGATGTAGTTAATAATGAAGATAACGAGTTTTCCCGAAGATTATCTACCTTGCAACGGATTGCAGATGTTTCTCCTCGTGCTGCAATTATGGAGTCATGGCTCTTGGTTGAGGAGGCCGCAGGTAAAGCTGGGTTCGTCCAGGGGGCAACAATACCGAGAGTAAACCTCCCGCTCTTTCTAGAATGGTTGGTTCGTGATAATAAAATAAGTAAAAACACTGCGAAGCTGGTAGAAAAAATGCGTCATTTAAGGAATTCAGCCGCGCATTTAAAAGACTTCGAGTTAACAAGAGATGAAGCTGAACGTTATCTGAAATTAGCCGCTCAGCTTTCTTTAATCATTGTTGAACCGGAAGATGACCTCGAAAATAGAGATTGATTTTCCACCAGAAGAAATGAACCGGCACCGGCCGGTTTTTTTGTATCTGCATCTGACTAATCTGTTTTTCTGATTAAAATTATTTTACTTGCCACTTTTATTGAACGATGGTTGTTCATGTACCATCAACGACGATAAGGGTGAAAAGATGGCAGAACGAAATAATAAGCAGCGAGATAAAGGCAGTACAGTTCATATCGACGCTGAAACCATGAAGAAGCTCGAGGAGTACCAAGCATTCATCCGTAAGAATCACCCGGAGATGCCAGTGCCCACTAAAGGCCAGATTGTGCGTAGTGGTGTGAACTATTGGCACTTCTAGACGCTGGGGGCATGGGTATGAAATCCTGGTACACCATCAAAGCAGTCAGCGATGCCACCAGCGCCAATATCAGTATTTACGAGGAGATCGGCGCCTGGGGTGTCACTGCTCAACAGTTCTCTGAAGACCTGAAAGCCCTGGGCGATATTTCCAATATCAGCCTTCACATTCACTCACCCGGCGGTGACGTGTTCGACGGCATCGCTATCTACAACCTTCTGAATAAACATCCGGCAAAAGTCACAGTGCATATCGATGGTCTGGCCGCCTCTATGGCCTCAGTCATTGCGATGGCCGGTGACCGTATCGTTATGCCGGAAAATGCTCTCATGATGATCCACAAGCCGTGGGGAATCTCCGGTGGTAATGCCAACGATATGCGCGACTATGCCGAGCTGCTGGATAAGGATGAAAACGTGCTGATCCCGGCTTACGCCCGCAAAACTGGCAAGTCTGCTGAAGTGCTGGCGGCCATGCTGGAGGATGAGACCTGGATGGATGGTCGTGAATGTGTAGCGCAGGGATTCGCTGATGAAGTGTTACCGGCGGTCAGCGCAATGGCCTGTATTGAATCGAAACGAATTGAGGATTTTGAGCATATGCCAAAAGAGATTAAAGGGATGATCACCAGTCCGAAAGGTTCCACCAGTAGTGCGGTGCCGGAACAGAACCGTATCAACGGGATTAAAGACCTGTTTGCTATGTTCGCCGGTAAGCATGATTCACTGAAAATTCAGTGCCTGGAAGATGTGGACTGCACGCCGGAAAAAGCGAAAGACATGCTGCTGACTGCCCTGGGAAAGAGTGCGACCCCATCGAACAAAAGCACTGATGCACACATTTACGCTGGTAACGGCAACATCACCAGCGATGCTATCCGCCAGGGGCTTTATTCCCGTCTGGGTCACGAACGCGCCGAACGCGGGAACCCTTATGCCATGATGAGCCTGTTTGATATGGCTCAGGCATCGCTGGTGGATCGTGGCATTAGTATCAGCGGCTTTGGCAACCGCTCGCAAATTGTGAATCTGGCCTTTACGCACAGTGCCAGCGACTTTTCCCATATCCTTGCTGGTGGCGCTGAGAAATCTGTACTTACAGGCTGGCAGAACAGCGGTGAAACTTTCCAGCAGTGGACGAAAACCGGCTCGCTATCCAACTTCCATGAAGCCAAGCGCGTTGTGCTGAATGGTTTTTCTGAGCTGGAAAAGGTGCCAGAGGGGGCTGAATACAAATATGTCACGACCAGTGACAGCGACGTACCTATCGCTCTTGCGACGTATGGCAATATCTTCTCCATTACCCGCCAGGCCATCATCAATGACGATTTGAGCCAACTGACGACCGTTCCTCAGGCTATGGGCCGTGCTGCTGCGCGTACTGTAGGGAATCTGGTCTATCTGAACCTGACGGCGAACAGCAAGTTTACAGACGGTAAGCCGCTATTCCATGCCGACCATAAAAACCTCATCGCTAAAGGGATGGATACTGACGGACTTAATGAAACCCGTAAGGCTATGCGCCTGCAGGAAGACGCGAACGGCGATCCGATCAATGTCATTCCTGCCTATATTCTCGTTCCTGCGGCGCTGGAAGGGGCAGCCAATCGCGCGGTGCTCTCATCTTCCTCGCTGTTCCCTGTAGACCCGGACGGCACACTGAACCAGAACCCAGGCATCATTAACGTGGTTAAAGATATGGCTCAGGTTGTGGTTGAGCCGCGACTGGATAAGTCAGACAACAAGCAGTGGTATGTTGCGGCGGCACAGGGCACAGACACTATCGAGGTGGCTTATCTCGACGGGATGGATACGCCATATCTTGAGCAGCAGGAGGGCTTCACCGTTGATGGTATCGCCTGGAAGGTGCGCATCGATGCAGGTGTGGCTGCGCTGGACTACCGCGGGCTGGTCAAATCGAGTGGGGCATAAGAGCAGAGGGGCGGCCACGGCTGCCCATTTCTCGTGGGTCCTCCGGGCGGGACGACCTTCCACGGGGCGGCGCGCTCGCGGGAAACGGCTGGTTTTTGAATTCTAAGGTCATCATCATCATTCGCTAACTGATTGATTTTAAATACATGAGAATCTTAAAAAGTGGCAATGATGATGGTTTGTATGTTTTTCGTTCATCATCATCGGGGGGGAATGATGAAAACAATACGGCTGACAATTACTGAACTGGCCGACGTCACCGGGATTCACCGACAGACGATCTCAAAGCGCCTGCAGGATATTCCGCCTGAGTCAGGCAGTAGCTGTAAGAGAAAGTATTACGACCTGAAATTAGCATTGGCGGCAATTTACTCTAACGGAGAAAGACAGAATGCAAAGTAAAGAAATGATGACCCGTATTGAACTTAGTGGTGTATTGGCTAAAACTTTCGGCCGTGTTCACCACCGATTAATCAGTACGACTCAGGACGCTGGCGTGGCATTAGCGGCGACAATTCCGGGTTTTGAGCGATTCATGATTGATAGCAAAGATAAGGGGCTGACCTTTGCTGTATTCAAGGGGAAGACAAATATTGGCGCCGATGATTTGGGTTATCCTGTAACGGGTGACACTATTCGCATTGTCCCGGTTATTGCCGGCTGCAAAAAGGCCGGTTTACTTCAGACAATAATGGGTGCCGTGATCGTTGCCACAGGGGCTATCGCAACCTTTGTTTTCGATCAGCCATGGGGTGTTAACCTGATGGTAGCTGGCGGATCCATGATGGTTGGTGGTGTTATTCAGATGCTTTCCCCTCAGCCAGCAGGTTTAGCCCGTAAAGAATCTTCCGAGAATAAAGCCAGTTACGCTTTTGGTGGTGTCACCAATACTGCCTCGCAGGGTTATCCGGTTCCTCTGTGTTACGGTAAGCGCCGTATCGGTGGCGCTATTATTTCTGCGGGATCTACGTTGAAGATAAAATGTAATCGTTTAATTTATCAGGATGTCATTTAGCCGTCTTAGCTTCCTTGAATTTAAGTAGATTATTCCACTCATCAATCACATCTTTTCCTAATTGGGGGTTGAAAAAATTCTTTGTAGTATGTTTGATACCTGATTTCAACTCTATCTCATTTTTATCATTAAGAATGGTATCGAAGGATAAAAAATCTTCGATACCACAGATTCTTCTATTTTCTTTTAATGTGTGTATTGTTCTTTCTTTAAAGTAGGCATCGCTTCTAGAACCGAAGATGACCCCTCTAACTAGTGAAGGATTGTGGTGAAATATCTCACCATTGGATTTGCGTGGGGAGTGGAAAACAAGGCGACTTTCTTTTTCGTATTCCCAATGGTTATTTTTAGTGAAAAAATAATTACCGTTGTCGATAATATTTTCGGAGATAAGCTTCCAAAGGTCTATTTTTTCTGGGCTGTTCGAATATCTAACGTCCATCATCTTAACATCATGCTCAGTCTTTCCGAGAATATGTGTCTTAAGTTTGATTTTATTGTCTTCAAAATTATATATTAATATGCATCCTTTAAAACCATTAGCATAATGGGACCACATAAGATAATTAAATGGGTCCCTGCTAAAGGATACGGAAATGAAATTTGCATCATTCTTGGTTTGAGTGAATTTATCCATTAAAAATGAGGCTGCGGAGGTAACATCCGTTCCTGTAGCTAGTTCATTTCTTTTTATAATATCTATTATATTTTGCTTGTATGTGATTCTGTTTTCGACTACTTCTGTGAGACTTTTTCCCTTAAATAGGTTATTTATTGAAATATAGAAGTCATCGTCTTTTGGCTCGGAAATATAATCAGTTAAATAAAGTAAGCCATTGCCATAACGGCCAATAAATTGTTTCCATAACTCTATATCATCCCAAAAAATGGGGTTGAACCATAAGTCCATTGGATCATTTAACGAACTATTGGCGGCAAAAAAAAGTTCGTTGTAACGTATTGATTTATCGAAATTCGCATCATTTCTGAAGTATTTAAAATAGTACATGCTCAGTTCATCGCTCCTTTGAATTTATGTGTATTGCAACGTGTATTGCAGCCCATTAGCATGAAGCCATTTTAATAAAAAAATTCCTTTTGAACCAGTTGGTTGTTTTCAAATCATTGCATAATGATCCACGAGCGGGATGTTATCTGCGGCTGGTCGCTGCGTACGCCGGAGAAAAAATGCGCGCCGCGTTGCGCTTGAGTCAATCCGCGGCGCGAACGGTCTTAAAAGGCCTGTTGATAAAGCCGCAGCGCGTCGCCCTCGTTGACCGTCACCGGGTTATTCACCAACAGCCGGGTTTGCAGCATGGCATCCCGGGCGAGCAGCGGCAGTTGAGCTTTATCAACTCCGACATCTCGCAAGCGCTGCGGCGCGCCGCTGGCAACGATAAGACGGGTCATTTCGGCAATGAATGCCGTGCTATCCCGTTGCACATCGCCACCGG